CCAGGATCTGGGTTCTGTTAGCCCGACCCCTGGAAAGATTTCCTTTATTTCAGAGAAATCTGGTAAGGTCAGACTTGTTGCAAGTCCTGATTACTTCACACAAATGAGTATGAAGCCCATGCACAAGTGGTTGGAAAGTGTGTTACTAAGCATACCGGAAGACTGCACGTTTGACCAGAGGAAATCCGTTAATCGGATCAAGCAATGGCACAAGGATGGACGATCAGTCTATTCTTTTGATCAGTCATCTTGTACCGATCTATTTCCGGTCGAAATGCAAGTTAAGGTCATCCAAAAGAGATTTGGTAAACCTCTTGCCGAGGCCGTCCGCACGGTCATGTGTGATAGAGAATGGTCTGTCAAATACCCTAAGTCTAAGACTCGAAAGATGATTAGATGGGGAGTCGGTCAACCAATGGGCGTTTATGGCTCATGGCCACTTATGGCAGTTACTCATCATCTCTTAGTACAATATGCGGCATGGATATCTTCAGGAAAGAAGCTCCCATGGATACAGTTTCATGATTATGTTATCTGTGGAGATGACATAGTTATCGGCTCTAAATCTGTTGCTGACTGTTATTTAAGGTTAGTGAAAGATCTAGGTATGAAGATCAACTTGCAGAAGTCTTTCATCTCTGGAGGTAAAACCGGTATTGCTCCGGTCTCTGAGTTTGCGAAACTTCTTATCTGGAAAGGTCAGCTATTGGTACCTATTAAACCAAATCAAATCCATTCAGCGACCAAAGATTGGCGATTGTGGATTCCTCTACTTATTGAACTTGGTTCGCCTGTAGGCTGGAGTGTAAGACTCAAAAAGCTGAGAACTATAGTTCAGCAAGTGCCTGCTCCAACTTGGGGCAAAAAGGTACTAGATTATTTACTTACCGTCCCCCTTGAATTAGGAGGTTGCGGAAAAAGAGATTCTTTACCACTGAGTGTTAAATTGTGGCTTAAAGATAAGCCCACCTCAGTAAAAGATCGCGACATCCACCCTTGGCTTTATGCCTTGGCCTCGCGCATCCGGTCAAAGATACGTCTGGATCAGTCATTGACTAACGAGAATGCTACTACTCTTAGTGAGGATGTTCCATCAGTTGAAGTTTTTCGAACTCATCCGTTCATCGAATGGATGACTAATAAGAGAAAGTCCGACTGGGCGGGACCATTTGGTGGTCGCGTACCAACTTCTGTCAATAGCTTCTGTAGAAGCTTAATAACTGACGGTTATCGGGGCACATTATCTTACCTAACAGGAGAGATAGAAATATCGCCTCCAATCAACAAACCAAATGCAGATGCTGAAGAGTCAAAACATCTTACAAACATCTGGCTCAAAGCTCTCGGAAGAAACAAACTTCATTCCTTGAACACCTATTCCCGGCATCATGAATTAGTTCATGATTCGGGGTTTATAGGCAATTCTAGTCTTATAAATTTGATTCCTCCTGAAGGCAACGATGGTATCGTTGGACGTCAGGTTAATCGAATACTAGAAGCACTCCGCGTTTTGCGGACAAGAGAAGAAGTGTAGTGCTCAAGTGCGGACTTTTGGTCCGGTATTGGTGGCTACCTATAAGCTAGATAATCCAC